TCTTGAAAACCTTAACACTTCTGGAAGTTTGCAGGGCGAAACTTGGGCGGATGGCGACTCGCTTTATTTGAGCGGTACTACTTTTGGAGCAATAACAAACGTAAAACCGAGCGCACCAATTCACGAAGTGAGGGTCGGATACGTCGAATATGCTCACGCTTCAAAGGGTAAAATTTACGTTAAAATTGACAATGGATATGAGCTTAATGAGTTGCATAATGTAAGTATAAATCCTTTGACAGTTGCCAACAATGATGTACTAACTTATGAAAGTGCTACTCAGCTTTGGAAGAATACAAAACAGCCAGTAGAAATTCAACTTGCTGCATCGGATGAAACAACAGCATTAACAACAGGAACGGCTAAAATGACCTTTAGAATGCCTCACGCTATGACACTAACAGCGGTTCGTGCAAGTTTAACAACGGCACAAACATCTGGTTCTATTTTTACGGTTGACATAAATGAAACAGGTGTATCAATTTTAAGCACTAAGCTAACTATTGACAATACAGAAAAAACATCTGTAACGGCTGCAACACCTGCGGTTATATCTGACACAGCATTAGCAGATGATGCCGAAATAACTATTGACATCGACCAAATCGGAGATGGTACTGCAAAAGGTTTAAAAATAACTTTAATCGGAACAAGATGATTATAAATCCTTACGTTTTTGGTGGTTTTGATGCCGATGCACAGGCGTTTATTACAGCAGCAGGCTTGACAAATCCAACGCAACAAACTGCGATAAATACACTTGTAGTTAGTCTTAAAGGCTATAGTATTTGGACTAAGATGAAAGCAATATACCCAATGGTAGGTGGTACTGCTACAACGCATAAATGGAATTTAAAAGACCCACAAGATACTAATGCAGCTTATCGACTTTCTTTTATAGGTGGATGGACACATAGCAGTACAGGTGCAACTCCTAATGGTGTAAATTCCTATGCTAATACATTTTTAATTCCTAATTCTGTTTTAACTCAAAACAGCACACACGTTTCATATTATAGTAGAACAAATAGCAATTTAACAGAAGTAGAAATTGGAGTAGCAAATGGACCTAATGCAACTGATAATAAATTAGTTTTAGAAATTAGAACAAGTGGAGTTACTTATTATAATATAAATTCAACAAATATTTACTTGCAAGCTTTAGATACTGATTCAAGAGCATTTTATATTGGTAATAGAACAGCTTCAAATGTTGTAAACGGATGGCGTAATAGTTCTAAAATTGTAACAGGTACAACAGCATCAACAACTCCTTCAACTGCAAATGTATATTTAGGTGCTTTTAATAGAACATCTTCGGTTGCAGTATATTCAACAAAACAATGCGCATTCGCATCATTGGGCGATGGCTTAACGGATACAGATGCAGGTAATTTGTACACAGCTGTTCAGACATTTAACACAACTTTAGGTAGACAAGTATGACATACGTAGGACTTTTAACAGAATCGCAAAAAAATGAGCTTGTCGGTCAGCTTTACGATGAGGACAGCTACTTTAACCCAATACAAGATATTGATGACAATTGGATAATTTCAGTTGAAGAAATCGACCAATGCGTAAACCCCGAATTTCAATGGGTAAAAACCTTACCTTTGATTGAATATAAGCCAAAACCTGAACCACCACTACCAATGTAATATGAAACAATTTCAACAGATACTCAAAGACAGAGGATATTACTCAGGTGCAATAGATGGCATAATCGGTCCTCTTAGCCTTGCAGGAGCAAAGCAATGGATTGATGCGGAGATGAATATCAGAGGATGGGTAAAGCCTGTCAATGACCTTGTATGGATTCGTACAGACCAAAGCTTCGATAATAAGTTTTCAGATTATGTTGTTCGATTTTCGAACAGAATAGCTGATATGATAATGCCTTGCTCAACCACTCCAGGTGACTATTACATCTTCAATCCGCTCACAGTAGGTGGTATTACAGGAGCAGCAGTAGCGTGTGAGCAGCAAGTTATCGGCTCACATACTTTCACTACCTCAGCAAATTGGAAAAGCCTTTGGTTAGGTGCGCCTTACTTTTATCAATCTGGAGCAATTGAGATATACAGAGATGGTAACAAAGATAGAAAACTACATAAAACTGTTAAAACAAAAGGTTGGTATGGCATCAACTTCCATCGTGCAGGTGCAGGCTCATTTGTCGATAACTGGTCAGCAGGATGTATGGTTGTGCCTGATGCTCGTTGGTTTGAAGCTATCAAAATCTTTCAACCAAATCAATTGATTAACTTTACACTAATCGAACTATGAGATGCTCGGTGGATTACTTGATGAAGAAGAACTAAAATATCTTTCAAATAAGTATTATGTCGAAGGTTATACCTTTACACCATTAAGAATGACAAATGGAACTTGGATTTTACCCCTATATCAGATTTATTATAACGAAAACATTGACTGTTGGTGGGTCAAATTTTTACCTATAATTGAATACAAATAAATGAACACACTATTTTTACAAGAACCAATCCCCGGGTTCATCAATTCACTTGCTAACTATGGAGTTTTAGGCATTTTTGCAATTCTAATGATTGCCTTGATTTACTTTATGGGTAAGCAGTTTTTTATTTGGCATAAGAAAAACGAAAATAGGATTCAGGAACTTGAGAAAAGACTTGAAGAATATCTGACAGAAGATCGTGCTAAACTTATGGACACAGTTGCATCAAATAATCACGTTATCGAAAACAATACTTCGATGATGAAAAAGCTTCTTAATCTTGTTGAAAGACTTGAAAAAACTCATTAATATGTTCAACTTCCTTAAAGAAAGTACAGATGTCAGCTCTATGCGAGTGACATTATTCCTTGGCACTCTTTGTGTGTGCCTTTTGTGCATTGGAATCTTGGTGTACACAATCATTCACGCTGTAAAATGTTCTTCGCTTGACTGGTCTGGAATGTCAATATTCCTTACATCTATAGCAGCATTCACAGGAACTCTTTTATATGGCAAAGTACAGCAGAAAAAAGTAGAAAGTAATGATGATAAATAAGACACTAAAGATATATGCATCAGGGAATATGGTAATTTTTACTGACCCTGACTACGGATTGATGCAAGCAGTACCAAAAGGGGCTATTCGTATCTATCCATTTCAATCTCCTAATGTCGGTTTTCAGTTCATAGACATCCGCACTATGAATATTATCGCTCAAATTAGAGATTGGGGCGAAGTACAAGACTCAGGAGGTTCTGCTTGGGGAAGCGATTATCAAGATACCCTTGAAAAATTATGCTTGTTCTTTGATGTGACTACAGGAGCAGATACTTTGGCAGTTGTTTTGGCTTCAGGTAACAATGCAGGAGCATACGACATCGATATGAATGGCAATGACATTCTGAATGTCGGAAGCATCACAGGACTAACCTATAAACAAGTAATTCAACTCGCAGTTAGCGATGAGACTACAGCACTAACTACAGGCACAAGCAAGATAATATTCAGAATGCCTTTCGCTTTTACCCTCACAGCAGTTCGTGCGAGCTTAGGTGTAGCACAGACAAGTGGTAGTATTTTTACTGTAGATGTCAATCAATCAGGTTCATCTATCCTGGGCACAAAACTGACTATTGATAACACCGAGAAGACATCAGTAACAGCAGCTACTCCTGCTACCATAGTAACTTCAAGTCTTACAGATGATGCTGAGATTACCATCGATATAGACCAGGTAGGGGATGGAACAGCCAAGGGATTAAAAGTTACTTTGATAGGCACAATATAAAAAAAGAGCATCCGAGTGAGATGCTCTAATTTTTTTACCACTTCCTAAGAAATTCTTCTAAAAGAATTACAAGAAGCATAAAAAAGAATCCAATAAAACAAATAATCACTATAGCCATTAGAACGGTAGATCGTCTTCTTCTTCACCGGCAGGAACTTCAGCATTCAAGATTGCAAGTTCTTCTGTAGTTAGGTTAAACTTTTCTTTTATCTGCGAAATTTTTAATTCTCCTTTTCTTACTTTTACTTTCATCGCTACCATTTGCGCTCCTGTAGGACTTGGTAAGTTATTCTGAACTTCATCCTGTTCGACTATCTTTTCTCCCTTAGAATTGATTTTACGCACATAAGAAGCAATAATATCGGTATAGTATTTACCTTCGTGTTCTCTATAGGTGATTTTGCCTTCAAGATAGCACAAATCTCCTTTGTCAGCTTTAAACTCTTTAAAGATAGTGCAGCGATGCCATTCGGTTTTATCCTGCCATTCTCCATTTTTATCCTTATAACTTTCTGATGTTGCTAAGGATATGTTTGTGAGCTTTTCTCCGCTCTTTGTATCCTTTACATCAATGTTGCCGATACGACCTATCAGCGATACTTTGTTTACCATTTCAATTGTTTTTAGGTTCGTTATACTTATACTTATTTCTTCGCTTTGGTTTTGGGGAATATGGTCCCATTCCGTCAGTCATCAGCAACAGGCCAAGACCTGTGCTGAGACAAAAGATTATTATCATTAAAACCATACTGAATCCTCCTCATCAGACTCATAAGCCTCCATTAAAGTTTCAGAAAATAGGGTTTCAAGTTCATATTTGCTACGTTCAAACAAGATAGCAGCTTCTTCGATTGTGACCGATTTATTATAGTCAGTAATGAAGATGTCATCGAGTTCAAAATATGCTCCGTAATCGGGTTCTATTTGACATCCGTAGGAGTCTCTTGAGCCTCTTTCTTCTTCGACAAATGTTCCTGTCAATCTTACATAAACTTCGTTTGTAGGGAAGTTATCGCATTCCATATAAATGCCTGTGCTAAATGTGTTGTTGTTCATAACTTGGTAGTTTTAATAATTAACGATGCACAAAGATAATAATATTTTATTATACTTCAAATAATCACAGCACATTTTTTAAATTTATTTGCACACATCTACCGATAAGACCTGGAGCAAATCTTGTTGTGCCTCTTTTCGATGCTCCTTTATGCCTTAGAAGTACAGTTGAATAGCTTATTGCCCAAGGCGTTCGACTGAGAATCATTTTTACCCAAGTAGATGTATTCAGAATTAACAGATACTTTTCTTTGTTTTCTTCTACAACTCTCAATCCTAATCTCTGAAGCCTCTCATCAGCTGCCGATTGCTTAATTTTTGCTTGTGGCTCATATTCCGAAGCATATTCAACAAGCTCTCCGACTGTTACAGTACCAATAAAATCTCCTTCGATGCGAGTTTCATTCTGCAAAATTGTCTGTAGGCATCTTTCTTCATCCGTTAAGTCTGCTGCTTGATTCAATAGTCCTTTCATTTTTAGAAGTTCGACAGATTCTTCACAAGCTTGCTCAAATGTAACTACTTCATCGTTCCAGGTGTGCCACCATCCACCAAGTAATGCACCGAACTGGTCACCTATTGCCCGATCATTCACAGCTTCTGTAATCACTTCAGTAAATATTGCAATGGACTGCAAGATGTTCGGCACAAGATTTACCATCCTCGCTATGAATCTCACGCCAAAATCCTTGTTAATGACTTCTTTTTTTCTCTTGTTTAATGCATTGAACTTCTCAGAGTCTTGATGCTTTGCAAGTTCAAATACTGTGAATCTTCTCTTGTCGCTATCATTTACCAACTGAGGATTTATACTGACAAACAAAAAACAACTGCGGACAAAATAGTCCGTTGCTTTTCCATCCTTTCCACCTTTCGGAATGGCAGGAGATTTTTCAGAGCTTCCTGCCCGGGCAAGTGCAATAACTTCCTGCATTCGCTTTGCGGCATTTTCATCGTTACCTTCAGACTCATCAATCGTGACTGGCATAGCATCAGAATTGAGTTTCTGCCTTATCGCTGCCTCTGTCGCTGCTGTTCCTTGAGCATTGATTGAAAACTCTCCTAAGACCTGATGAATAATCTGCTCAAGTACATAGGTCTTTCCGTTTCCTCTTGGGCCTGTAATCCAAATGTGAGGCCTCCAAGATAATGCTCCACAAATTGGTGCTATCGCTAACCATCCTGCCAACATCTTACCATCTGCATCTGTCTGCCAATTAAGTCCTGACAAGATTTTTGTAAGGAGTGAACATTCGATTCTATCCATTGATGACTCAATCGGAATTCGGATGTTCTTTCGCATCTCATAGGTGAACTCCGTTTCAATGCTGCCAAGGTTATATCGAATCTTCTCGCTGAGTAATTGCATTCCACTATGGAAAATAATTCTGTCGGATTCTTTCCAGGCTCCTCTGCCTCGGATATTCTGCAAATCAAAATATCCTACTTTGTTACAGCATTGAACTAAGAAGTTGGAGATATATTCTGACTTGGAAAAAACTTCGCGATCCCAAAACTCTAATGGTGCCAAAGCAGTAACGTGCTGCTTGGTGAACTTTCCTGTAGTGAATGCCAATATAGCATTGCTTACTTTGGAGTAGAAGTAGAACCTTTGCGCTCTCGCTTCAGTATCCCATCCTAATGGCTTAAAATATCCACCGATGAAGCCTCTCGAATCAGTTGTTATAGAGTTCTCCGGTGCTGCCTCCGCTTTTGGCTTTTTGGCTCTTTTCTTTACTGGTGGTAATACATCTTCGGGATTGTTATCCCATTTAATTGGTAGTTTTGTCATTGTAGTGATTTTTGACTGTATTTTGCTTCCTGATATTCCATAAAGTCATTGGCTCTCCTTATGCTTTCAGCTCTTGCAGCTTCCTTTCCGTGCATTCCGAATATCTTTCGGATAGTCATCTCTTCTCTATTTTCAAGTTTAAGGGTGTGCAAGGTAGGAGTTTGTGCCGGAACTTCCAAAAATATCGTTTCTTTATTTTGCGATTCTTCAATCAGTTCATTCAAAACTGCTAACTGCCTTTCCTTTTTTTCTCGATATGCTTTCTTAGTTTTTTCATCTTTTAAAAAGCCATCCATATACTTCGCTTCAGAGATTAACTCCTGGATAACTTTCTGTGCTTGTTCGATTAGTTCATTCATACTCTTGTTATTTTGCCTATGCCACCTGCTTTGTTGACATTGTTAATAAAATTTTGTTGTTCCTTACTTACCTTTCCGCTTTCGGTCTTGACTTCTACAGCTGTGAAGACTGCGACCTTAGTGCCGACCATCTGCGGAGTGATCTCCACCTCTGTCCATCCAATTAGATCGGAGCTTCCTTTGATGAGTCCGAACTCAATAATACGAGGCTGAGTGATAACGAGCTGCGAATTTATGTATTTTTTAATTCCCTGGTATGCTACTCCAGTATTGTTTCTAAAAAGAACACCATTTTTGGAATGCTCTGCTCTTATTTTGTTGTAATATCCTTGCTCTTTCATTGCTCTTTGAATTTTTTAAGGTAGCCTAATGTTGCTTTCATATTGTGACCATTCGGGCCACCATTCCACATTCTCGCAAGTTCATCGTATGTCGGATATTTTCCGTGCCTTATTGCGTAGGTATGACAATTAACTCCCATAACTGCCCAAAAAACGTGTTCTGCTTTGATTGAATCTGCCATATCTTTGTGCTGATAGTTTAGTAGGTCTTTAAGTCCTGAAGCCTTAACGCAAATATCGTGAATCTGATACCTTCCAATGGCTCTTCCACCATCTCCGATTGCGCTATCTGTATTTTTGGACTCAATTTGTCCAATTGCTCTGATAAAATCTGAATCAGTATTGCAAGTATCACGAGTTACGTAAATAGTTTTGACAATAACTTCGGATTGTGGTTTATTGCCTGCATAGATTATTGCAGCTATAAGCAAGCAAAATAATATTACATCTCTCATTTTATTAGCTTTTTTTCGACTGGTATGAATCCCGTGCCGGTACCTTCATTACCCATCATTTTTAAGAAATCGATTTCTACTTTTGCAGAGTGAATTATTGTATCTGCAAGTTTTGATATTGCCTTTGCTTTTGCTGTCTCTTTCTCGACATCGGCATCATCATCCATTAGCTTTTCAATCTGTTCGAAAAGCAAATTCCGAAGGTCTTCAATTTTATTTCGTGCCATTTTTTCTGATAGTTTTTTTAAGTTTCGTTAATGCCACAATTGTTTTCTTTAGTTCTTCAGGGAATCGATGTACAGTATTAAGCTTAAGATTTTGACTTTTAGTAATCAACATCAGATTGTTAATGTCATACTTATTCTTTCTTGGGTCTTTTACTCTTACTACACATCCTTTTGGAACTTTTCCGTAGGCTTCTTCCCAAATCAGAATCTCTTTTCGAATCCATTCGTTATCTGCTACCTTGACCATTAAGAACATATCTTTTCCGTCTATCCTGGTATCGCCAACTTGTCTTGTATTGTGTGGCTTGTGTCCTTTTTTGAAGCTTGTTTTGTTGGCTCCAATGTACCCTTTTACTCCTTTGTTCCAAGGAACGTTTCCAGGTTGAAACTTTGTACCTTTATTAAGCTTCCTGAGCCTGATTGCTTCCTTATCGAGAAGCATCTTCATATATTCTTCTGACCTTTTTAATCCTAATAGATTTGCTTGTGAGTAAATAGAACTACTGCTTCTTTCCAAGATTCTGCAAATCTCCTTTATGTCAGTATCAGAGTAGAGGGCACTAAGTACCCTCCGCTCATCATCTGTCCACTTTCTCATATATATTCCTTATGATAACCCCAAAGAATATCTCTTACTTCGCAATAGTATTTGTAAACAGGTTCTATAGAAGTGCTGAATACATCTTGAGTAAGTAAAACTGAAATAATATCATCAACTGCTGCGTTTGCGTGATAAATTGCTATCATCTTCTGATAGTTTGTAGCATTGTCGAAATCTGCTACTACTGAATATTTCCCAATAAATTGTTTTGCCTTTTCTTCAGGCGATAATCTGTGAAATGAACTTTGTAATTCTGACATAACTTGGTAGTTTTAATTGTTAAATAATGATTACGAATACAAAAGTATAATAAAATTTTATTATCTCAATACTTTTTGTAACTTTTTTTGAAATTATTTTTATTTTCTATTCTCTTCCATCCATAGAATGAGTTCCAGGCACTATCGATTGCAGTCTTTAAATCTTGATGTGATGTAGATACAGCGTTTATTTTGTACTTTGAATTTATTTTATCTATAGTATTATTATCTTTCATCACTCTTGATTCAAAAATATGCTTCACCCAAAAATCTTTGTACTTCATTCGCTCTTTCAATTGCCATAATTCCTCCAGGGTAACGCATTCATATCTTTCTTTAGGCTTGGCTCCTTGCTGCATATTTAAAAAATCATCCAAGGACCTATCATCTTTTACAGCAACTGCATTCTCAATCTTCTTTTGTTCTTTTTGTTTTACCTCTGGTATCAATCCGCACTCAGGACAGCACTCTTCAGTCTTTTCAAAAACAGCATAACAGCCTTGGCAAACATTATAGTTCTCTTCGACTTCGTTCTTTTTTTTCTTTTTCTTCTTGATGCCATTCAAATCCCATTCACGAGGTGTGAGCGGATGTAAATGTCTTACCATATTATTAACGTGATCTAAAATGATGCATTTGTCTTTCCCGGCACAAGGTCTCAATCCCCTACCAACTATCTGAAGATATAGACTGAGTGATGCCGTTGGTCTGAGCATACCTACTACAGCGACAGCAGGAATATCTGTTCCCTCGCTGATTAGGTTACAAAACGTAACCACCTGGATAGTTCCATCCGCAAGTCCTTTGAATATCCTATCAACTTCTTCATCTTTTTGCTCTCCGTGAACTGCCTCAGATGTGTATCCTGCATCTCTGAAAGTCTTGGCCATTTCCTGTGCGTGGAAGATTGTGGAACAGGAATAGATTGCAGGCGCACCATCAGCAAGTCTTCTATATTCCTTGACTATGTCTCCGCAAATTGCAGCATCTGTCATTACATCAGATATTTCGCCCAAATCATATTCCCCGAAATTATTCTGCTTCAAGTTGTCCAAAGCTTCAATTTTCTTGAACATATAATATGCCGGCATAACAAGATTACCCATCTGAATCAATTCTGCAATTGCAGGCCCGAGAACCATCCGCTCAAACATATCTCCGAGACCTTTTCCATCCAATCTCCAAGGTGTTGCAGTAACACCAAGCATAAATACATCGGAGTAGTATTCCATTATCGCTTTCCAGGTTCCTGCGGATGCGTGGTGAGCTTCATCTATTATTATAAGGTCAGGTGTCGGGACTTCATCCAATCTGTTCTTTAATGTCTGCACACTACAAACCTGTGCTTGGTATTGGTAGTTTTTAGGATGTCCGCCTGCAATGATTCCGTGTTGCAAGTTATATTTATTGCATCGCTCAGAGATTTGTCTCACAAGGTTCTTCTTATGCACCAGGAAGAAAACTTTCTTGTTTCTGCTCATCGCCTGCTCTGCGATATGAATGAAAGTTTCAGTCTTGCCCCCACCTGTGGGAAGTACAAACAAAACTCTTTTGCTTCCTTGCTTAAAGTGACCTCGAATAGAATCTACTGCATCGGATTGGTATGGTCTAAGAGTTACGCTCATTTTCAGCTTTTTTAAGTTCCGTTTCAATTCTTTCTAAATAATCGAATGTTATAGGCTCATTTCGTTTCCAATAGTCTAATGTCTGTCTATGTATTCCTGTTCGTTTACATAGTTCTGTAATAGTAATACCAATCTTGTCGGCTCGTTCTTTGATTCTTTGGTAAGTCTTCATTTCTTTTAAGTTTTTTGAAAAAATATTATACAATAATGCAAAAGTAATAAAATTTTATTATCTTTGTGTAACAATTCGTTAAAATTTTAAAAATAACTACCAATGACAAATCAAGAGTATCACTCAAAAACAGATTTTCTAAGCAAGACTTTGCTTGATCAGATTCGCAAATCTCCTGCTCACTTCCAGGCATATATTAATGCCGAAAAAAAAGAAGCTACTTCAGCTATGAACTTCGGAAGCTTAGTTCATTCTGTACTATTCGAACAGGATAACTTCGCAATTATGCCAACCTGTGACAGAAGAACTAAGGAAGGTAAACTACTTTATGAGGCATTCTTAGAAAATGCTCAAGGTGTTGAACTAATCGTTACAGAAGAACAGCACGAACAAGCTTTGAAAATCGCTCAAGCAGTTCTACAGCATCCAAAAGCATCGGCACTACTTCAAGATGGTAAAGCAGAGCTTCCGGTATTCGGACAAATCGAAGGCATTAACTTTAAATGCAAACCCGATTTTCGCAATACTAAGTTCAATGTATTGCTTGACCTTAAAACAACTACAGACAGTTCTCCTTCAGAGTTTGCAAAATCTGTATGGAATTATCGTTATCACGTTCAAGCAGCATTATATATGGACTTGACTAAAGCAGATAGGTTCTTCTTTATTGCTGTAGAAAAAGAATCTCCGTTCAATGTTGAGGTGTACGAACTTGACCAGGATGCAATACAGAAAGGTAGAGAAGATTACCTGGCAGATATTGCAACTTACAAAAAATGTGTCGAAACAAACAACTGGCACGGATACACAGAAGACAAGTCAATCAATATTCTTTCACTCCCTAAATGGGTTAAATAACTACCACAATGTCAAACATCACAAAACTACCAACATTCCAGGAACTAATCACAGATTCTGAAGACAGCCTCAAGCAAAATGCCTTAACTGTACTGCTAAATCAAGACCCTCCGAAGGCTTGGTTACAAGAACATCCAATGATAAAAGGCTATCGTTACATCTCAATTGAGAAAATTGAGTACCTTTTAACACGAATTTTCACAAAATGGTGGGTAGAAGTGAAAAACGTTCAAGTTGTCGCAAATAGCGTTGTAGTCACGGTTAGGCTCTTTGTAACAAATCCGATAAATGATGAAATAATGTTTCAAGATGGTATCGGAGCAGCACCAATACAAACAGACAAAGGAGCAGGTGCAACTGATTGGAATGCAGTAAAGACCGATGGTGTACAGAAAGCAGCACCCGCAGCCGAGACATACGCAATAAAAGACGCAGCGGAGAAATTTGGCAAGATTTTCGGCAGAGATGTGAGCAGAAAAACAACGATGGACTATAATCCGTTACTGAAAAAAAGCGATTTTAACGACCAAGTTTAGTGTGTAATAGTTTGTTTCTGAGAGCCTTATTTTTGAGGCTCTCTTTTTTTTGCCCTGTAACAGCCTTTTTTTTTGTTACGCTTTTCGTTTCTATTAACTTATTGATTCTCAATACTTGTAACAATGTAACGATTGTAACGGAAAACAATATATATATATATAGAGATTCTATTATGTATATATATGTGTATGTATATTCGTGTTACATATGTTACATAGTTATAATTATATTATTATTAAGTAGTTAGGTGTAACAAAATTGTGTTACTGCTATGTTACGTTTGTTACAGTTAATTTTAGTAAAAAAAAGACATATTTTTGCACTTGTTACGTCATAGGGTTTTCATATAGGGGGAAGGTTATTTGGTAGTTCCCTTCCTCCTTTTCAAAAATCTTCGATTTAAGGCACTTTTTTTTGTTTTTGATAGTAGAGTACCACTTTAGAAATAAAATTGAATGTAGGTACTAAAGAATGATAAATAAACATATTTTAACTTATGCCTTTTCAACCTGGGAACAGTCTAAGCAAGGGAAGACCCAAGGGAGCAATAAATAAGACCACTTCCGAAACCAAAGCCTTCCTTGCTCGAATTTCGAATAAACTCGGTCAACGTATCGAGGAAGACCTTGATATGATGGAACCTAAAGACAGGGTAAAAATTTGGCTTGAACTACAGGAATACTTAATACCAAAGCTATCCAGGACAGAGATAACTGGTGAGGATGGTGGAATGATAGAGATACAACAAACCCTAAAATTAGAAAACCTTGGCATTGATCAACTCAGAGAGCTTGAAAGAATTGCTGAACTTGCAGCGGATTCGACAGCTGATAGCAGCCAAGGATTTTAAGCGGTTCGTTTCTCACACAAAGCCTGACTACCAATTCAACTGGCATCATTTACTTTTGATTGACTACCTTCAAAAATTTGCGGAAGGTAAGATTCGGAAGCTAATGGTGTTTATGCCACCTCAACACGGAAAGTCTGAGTTAACATCCAGGAGATTACCTGCTTATTTGCTTGGCATCAATCCAAAACTAAAGATTGTCGGATGCTCTTATTCTGCCGACTTAAGCAGAAGCTTCAACAGAGATGTGCAGCGCATTATGGATGATGATGTTTACATCGATGTATTTCCGAACACCAGGTTAAACTCTTCTAACATTAGGACATCTGCCAAAGGTAGCTATCTTAGGAATGCAGATATTTTTGAGATTGTTGAGAATGTAGGTTTTTATAAATCTGTTGGCGTTGGTGGATCGCTTACCGGTACACCAGTTGACATTGGAATTATTGATGACCCTGTAAAGGATGTTGTTGAGGCGAATAGCTTAACCTATAGAGCAAGAGTTTGGGATTGGTACAATGGTGTTTTTTCTACTCGTTTGCACAATAACTCTCAGGTGCTTATCACTCAAACAAGGTGGCACGAAGATGACCTTAGCGGTAGAATCTTAAAGCAGAAGGATGCACACGAATGGACAGTATTAACGCTTCCGGGTATCTTGATGTCAGCAGATAAACACCACAATGACCCAAGGCAAATAGGTGAAGCACTATGGGAGAATCGACATAGCTTATCGAAGCTTCAGAAGTTCCAGGATAACTCACCAAGATTATTCCAGGCGATGTATCAGCAAGACCCAAGACCATTCGAAGGTGGATTGGTTTATCCAAGGTGGAATGCAATCGAAGAGGCAGAGTACAAGCAAATCGGTATTGAGCCAATTTACGGACTTGACTTTGGTTACAGCACGAGTCCTGCTGCATTTGTAGAGATTAAACTCGATACAACAAACAGAAAAATTTACCTAAAGCAGTTAATCTACAAGCGAGGAATGGGTATCGATGAACTTGGCGAAGAGATAAACAGAACAATTCAAACGAACCGAGGTAAGATTATTGCGGATTCTGCCGACCCGATATTGATTGACCACCTCAGAGGTAAGCACAGGTTAAACGTTCACAAGGCAGAGAAAGGAAAGGATTCAATAAGCTATGGCATCTCAGCTATTAACGAGTTCGAACTGGTGGTTACAAGTGCAAGCAAGGATATTGCCATTGAACTTTCGAACTACCGGTACAAGGAGGATGCCGATGGTAATCCACTCGATGAACCGATTAAAGAATTCGACCATTCACTCGATGCTATGCGATATGCTGTTACCTCTATAATCTCGAAGAAAAATAATAAATTTGTACTAATATGATAAATGCTAAGGATTTTAAAACACATCTCGACCTGATGATAAGCGAGGTGGAAGAAAAGACAGACCGATGGAGTCTACAAAGTAGGCAATTGCTTAATAACCTGGTTGCTGCTCGAAGGATATGTGAGCGAATCATCACAGACCAGTCTATCCTGGACAAACAAGGAAAGGAATATTTTGATTCAAAGATGCCTGTAGAGAAAAAGCCTGTTAAAATTCAAAAGCCAAAGAAATGATTGACATAAAAATAGAGGGCGCAAAGTTTTCGCTTCCAAAACTTACCGAGGTTAAGCTATCTAAGTTCATTGATTACCTTGATTTGCTTGATGAGAAAGAGCCGACAGAAGAAGATTCACAGACAAAATGGCTTCAGTTTTATGCCGATCACATTGCGTTTTGGACTGGTGCCGACATCAAGTTAATTCGAAGATGCAAAGCTGAGGATATTGCAGGAGTTTACTCTTTGCATAGTAATTTTTTAGTACCAACTGAAAATAAGACATATAATTGCTTTAAATGTTTGGATGAAATATATTATCTTCCGCAAAAATTTATGGAAAAAAGTACCATAGAGGATTTTGCAGAGGCGGATGAGTACGAAAAACAAATGTCTGAGGTTGTTCGTGGTAACTACAGAGTTCTTCCAAAAGTAGCAGCAGTTATCTGCCGAAAGGAAGGTGAGAAGTTTGACGATTACGATGTAGATCAACGTGCTGAGATGTTTGAAAGTGAGTTGAGTGCCGATGATTTTTTTCAGATAGGTTTTTTTTTGCAGAGACAAAGCGAGAAATTGCAGAAAGATTTCCAAATTTATATGACGAGCCAGACGCTCGCTATGTTAAAGCAGGAATTAAAGACTTGATAGAGCCGTACGGATGGTTCAATACTTTTGTAACGCTTGCTGGTGGAGATGTTTTGAAGATTAAGGAAGCAGCAAAGTTACCATTGTACACAGCTTATGCGTTTCTAAGTTTACAAGCTGCAAAGAATGAGTTCGAACAAAATTTAATGAAGGAAAAATGACAATAACACAACTATCGAATCTGTTTAACCTTATCGTTCAAAACGATTCGGACTATAAGTTCTATCACTACGGATGGCCACAAGATATGAACATCAACATATCGAACAATTTCGACCCGACATCGGATACTGGAAGGCTTTATCCGTATGTATTGTTATTGCCACCGACATTACAGAGTAGAGCGATGGAAAGCAGCGCATCTGCAATCTTCGATACTTACACAGTTGAGTTTTTGATAACAGATACCTATGCTTATGACCAGGCATTGATGACTTATAAGACTGATACTACTATCGAAGTTGAGCAGAGTCTTCAGGTGCTTGCAAAAAAAATGATTCAGTATTTGTTGGACTATTCTGCTGTGTCATCTCCTCCGTTCAATGTTGGAGATTACAGAATTGAGTTTGACCCATACCGATTCACAAACGATACAAGGAGTATCAGAGTTCAGTTAGATTTAGTCTTCCCTGCAATCTGTGCGGATGACACATTAGACATATCATTTTTACCTGTTGACCTTGAAGATATAGCGACTACCGATGAAGAGAATCAACAAACCTAAACAAAGAACCTGCCCTGAAGTATATGGAAAGCAACGACCTACTGGAGAGATTAGCAGAAGTCCTGAAAAAAGAGATGCAAAATCAATTGAGAATTGCAAATCACATAATGACAGGAAGCCTAATCGAAAGCATAGAGAGCAGAATCCTAAGCACGATAGAGGGCAGGAAGATAGAGATTTGGATTGAGCAGTACGGCATTGCGTTAGATCAAGGAGTGCCACCGGATAGGATTCCGTTTACAGAGCCAAGCGGTAGAGGTGGAAGGAGCAAATACATCGAAGGACTTCAGAGATTTGCTCAGTTGAAATTGGGAGTGAGTGACAATAGAGAAAGTTTAAGCATAGCGTTTGCAATTGCGAGAAAACATAAAAAGACTGGAATGCCTGTAAAAGGCCCGACAAAATTTATTGAAAAAACATTGGATGCCACCGAAGATGAGATTGAAAGATTTGTGGAAGAATGGAGCGAGGCGGTATTCATAGCAAAAATTGAAAGTATAATTCAAAACATAAGAGCATAATGACTGAGAAAAAATTCAAATTGATTTTGTTAAGCAGCACAGATAGTGAGACTTTGACAAACGATTACCAGGATGCAATTGATGAACAAGGTGGAACACAGGTAGCTTTTTCGCTTGCTGTTTCTGCTTATGTATCGTTCATCATTCCTGCGAGCTTGGTAGCTGATTACAATGCAGCGAATCAAGCCAAGAAAGAAGTAATGGCAGATTTGTGCCAAGAGACTTTTGCAAGTGGAGAGGTATTCGATACTTATTATGTAAACAGATACAACGAACTTTATCCATAATGGCAGTAATAACAAGTCCAGCGTACAATCCTGCATCAGCATACAGGCCAATTATTTGGCAAGTAATGTATACTGCTTTTCCACCTGACTACATCACGAATTGCAAGTTCACGATAACCACGAATGGTGGCACTACTCAAATTGCAGTTGGTAGAGTTGCTCCGTACTTAGAGACAGTCAGCTTAACTCCTCCTGCTGTTGAATACTATTTTTATGTTGATGTTCAGCAGTACATTCAGAGATATCTCACAAAGCGAAGCAGAAGATCTACCTTCGGAGATTTGAATACAGATACCCGGGTAAACAATACTGATAGCTTTTTAGAGTTCGAAGTATCATTTGAATATGAGTACCGAAATAGTCTGAATGGCAAGATTGAAACCTATCCGATAAGCGATAGTTCAGGGTTCCAATATGCCTGTATCACTACAAGGCAGAACGGAGAGGATATGTCTTTGGATGACTTCTTAGGTGTTCCATTGGTTACATTACCGAAGCGATTCTTAACGAATAGTCCTGAAGCGAGAACGATTAAGGAAGATGAGAATATCTTCTTATCGTTTTTAGGTGAATGGAATCAGATAAGGATTGAGACTTTCGATAGTTCAGGCACTCTGATAAGCACAACATATCTTGCGACACTTGGCGGTCTTCCTGATGAGATGCACACTATCGGAGTTGGGAAGCCACAGTTACAAGCCATACCAGCAGGAACATTTTTCGGTGGTGTTGCTCCTGACTTTACTAACTGCGCTTACTATACTATCACAGCAGGATTAGGTATCAATCTATTCTCTGCGATGTTGTTCTTTATAAACTCCGAAATTCATACATATACTTTTGGAGATGCCTGTGCAAAACAATTAAGGCTTTATTGGTTAAATGCTTTGGGCGGTGTTGACAATTACGATTTTACATATACCGAACTTGGCATTGCTGTTACAAGTGACTTGTTTCAAAAGCCAATCAATTGGCCTCACACACAGGATGACTATGGCAGAGCAAGAACCAATATTCAAGCAAATAAGGCATACCAATGCAGTAAGTTAATGACTAATTCTGAGATGTCTTGGATTAAGGAATTATTTTATAGCGTGGAGGTTTATATGGTTAACCCGAATGATAGCGGAGAATATTGGAGGGTTTGGATAAAAGATACTGAAGTTATAGAAAAACGAAAGGTAGGTTTATTCCAGGTTGACTTTACTGTAAATCTTTCACAGGACATTATAACGCATAGGATATGACATTGAACTACGCAGGATATAGCACACTTGTAAGTACAACTTGGACAGCTACAAACGGAGATTTTTATGGCAATGCCATTACTCCGCAGTTTACCGAAAAAATAATATTTGGTGCTGAAACTATTGGAGTAGGTTTCAAGACTATCGCTTGTGAATACCAGGTTAAGGATGCAATTCTGATAGGGTACTTGTATGTGCCTGAAGACTTGATTACAAAATTTGTGTTTAGTGGTGCTGAGAAGATTAACAGCTCGTTCGATTTGACTGGTGGTGTTCTTACAATTTTTTCCAAAGATGTAAATGTTAGTATGTCCTATGTATAGAAGGTTGACAATTGATGGTACTGTAGTGGATTTGCCACAAAGCGGATTGACATACTCATTGGTTTATGAGGTGGATGATGAGGGTTTTGTTTCGGGTGCCTATTCGAAGCGAAGCATTGACCTACCAAGCACAGGAGTTAATGATGCTTTATTTGAGGATTGGTATGCAGCAGGAACTAATAACGAACTGACAGCTCCGACACTAAAGCCTTTTGTTTTTGAGGATGGTGGTGTTCAGATTCTTTCCGGTCAGGCAGAATTACAATCTGCTGTTTTGATGTCTGACAGATACCGATACAAAGCGAGAAACTACAAGGTTGACTTATATGGTACGAATGCCGATTGGACTATTCGAATGAAAGATTTAAAGATTCGTGATTTGGATTTTACTCCTGCTGTATTAGATACTGTAACTGTGTTATCGGGATGGAATGCAACGTATGATACAGGCGATTACTTTGGGTTCACGCTTATAAAGTGGAAGGAATGGAACACAGCAGGGGAGGTTGGCATCGATGAGTTTACTCCGTTTCTGTTTATACGTTCGATTATTGACAAGGCATTTGACACCATTGGTTATACATTGTCATCTTCGTTTTTTGATAGCGATATCTTCAAGCGAATGATTCTACCATTACCGATGCCTGAGAGATACCCTGAAGAGTTTAGTCAGGACTATATCAATGTTGAACTTGAAGAACCTGGAACAAGTACAAGTGCTGTTGGTTTATCATATGTATTCCCGAATTATCAGCAGCCAAATTTATCAACTCCTTACAATCCAACTACAGGATATTATACTTGTCCTTTTACAGGCTATTATCAAGTTACATTATCGGCAGACATAACAAGCACATCAGGAACCTGGAGTTTAGTAATAGGAGCTGTTGTAAATGCAACTCCGTTAAATACTGTTTTTATAGCTAATCAAGGTTTAGGATTTGGAGATTTTCTTTTTCCTACATCAGGAAGTCAATCAGGAAGTCTTATTTATCCAGTTATTTATCTTGCAGCTGGAGACACAATAAGCTTGACTAATCTTTTTGGTGGAACTGATCCTGCGAATATTTACAAGTTCAATATGAACATCATCGGTGAGGCTGAATATGCTTTCGGTTCGATATTGCAATTTAAGTATCTGACAAAGAACTGGAAGGTACTTGATTTGATTAAGGGATTGCAGCATATGTTTAATCTTAGATTCGAAGCGAATCCACAAGCAGGAACTTTGAAGATTGAACCTGCCGACCCATATCTTTACCGACAAGATACTGCTCCGAGTACAGTACCACAGACACTTGAAACAGGGTTCTATCAGGTGCCAAAGTTCGACAGCACTCAGACATTGGATTTGGAAGTAGATGCCGAACTTATAAATGTGAACGATATTGACGAGAATACAATATTTAGCTACATCACAGATTCTCCGAGCGAAGAAGCAGCGGAAACAGATGAGCCACTTGGTATTTTCTCTGCTCAGTATGCATTGCCACAAGATAGGTTCAATGAAAAGACAACAACGATAGAGAATCCGTTCTTTGCGAAGACAGTTCATACAAACGATAGAAGCATTCAAGGGGTAACAGCCATAACATCTTTGCAGATACCTTTGATTTATCCGCAAGATTACCAGTTAGACCCGACAGCGACAGAGATAGACTCAGACATACAGCCAAGAGTTCTATATTTTGTTGGTTATAGAGGCCTACAGAAGGACAGCACAGTAAATTATAATTTTACAAGTGGTGTTGACTTGGCACCTCCGCTTAGTTTTATGGTCAACTATAACAATGCTGCGGATTTTCAGATAGGTTTTGGTAGAGAATTTATTGAAGGACAGCAAGTACCTGGACTATTCGAGGCTTTTTGGTTGCAGGAATATGCAAGGAAGCGAATCGGTAAGCGATTGGAAGCTTATATGTTTTGGGATTTGCTTACTATCAATAGCCTGTCCTTCCAAAACAAGCTTTTAATTGATGGTCTCGAATGGGTTCTACAAAAAATTGATGGTTATTCGGCACAGAGTGATAGCAGCACAAAAACAATTTTGTTAATGGAGCAAGGTCCGACAGATGTCGACCTATCAAACACAACATATAGTAATATTTTAGGAATCATAAATCCAATAGAATAAACAAATGGCAAAAACAATAGCACTAAGCATTGAAATCGATGGCTTATCGGACTTAACAAAACAGGTTGTAGGTTTAGAGCAGGAGCTTTCAAAGTTAAACACAGAACTTAAAGGTGTTGAAGTCGGTAGCGATGAATACATAAAACTTCGCAATCAGGTTGCAGCAACAAAAGAAGAACTATCTAAGGCCCGAAAAGAGCAGAAAGATTTTGTGAAATCTGCCGAAGCTACAAAAGCAGCTGAAGGTAGTTACTATCAATTGAATCAGCAGTTAGTTGACCTAAGAAAGCAATACAAAAGTTTATCTGCTGCCGAAAGAGATGCTGCTAAAGGACAGGAGCTTAAAGATAAAATCAATAAGCTTGACACAGAGTTAAAAAAGATTGATGCAAGTACCGGGCAGTTCCAAAGAAATGTCGGTAATTATCCTAAAACTTTTGCATTGATAAACCGATCGCTTACAAGAGCGATACCGGGGTTCGAGGCATTCTCTGAGCAGTTGAAAGATAATGAAGGTAAGTTAAACGGTTTTGGTAAAGCTTTGATTGGTGGATTCATTGCATTCCAGGGTGCAAAGTTAATCGGGCAGGCAATTAAAAAGCTTGATGAATTTATAAGCAAAATTAACGAAACGCAAAACACAGTTGCTCAGTTTTCTGGTGCCTATGGTCAAGACCTTGATAACCTCACAGCATCAACAACGGCACTTGCTGATACTTTCAACACAGATGCGAATACTATCTCTGCTGCTGCTGAATCTCTCAGTAAGAGTTTAGGTATAAGCTTTGAGGATGCATTAGGTAAATTGGAGGGAACTCTTGTCGAGGGTAGAGGTAATGCTGATGAATATTTAAAAGCCATTACGGAATATCCTGAAGCTTTTAAAAGTGCGAGTGGTGAGATTACGGATTTTTCAAAAAAGAATAAAGCAGCTATTGACACAAATCGTGAGCTTGCTGCATCTCAGATTGAAATCGCAAATAGAATTGAAAAGCAAACAGGCGGTGTTAAGAACTTAGGCAAGCAGCTCGAAACTGGATTTTTTCAAGTTATTGCTGAGATAATCGACATTTTTAAACCGTTCGGAGATGCGATTAGTAGAGTAACAGCTTCATTCCAAAATGTTTTTGCCAATCTTAAACTCGCAAATGTAGGTTTTAATGGACTTAAAGTAGTTGTTGGATTTTTACTTTCTCCTTTGACATTAGCGAGTACGGCTTTAACTATTGTAGCTAATGCCCTTGCGAGTTGGTATGATTATGTTAATAACGTAATAAAGCAAAGTCCATTTTTACAAGCAGTATTTACAAACATAGGGACTGCAATTGAGAACGTTATAAATGGAGTACAGAATTTGCCCGCAGTCTTTTCGGGGGTTGTATCGGCATTGCAGCAAGTTGGTAAAAACTTTGTTAATACGTTTCAATCTTTGTACTTTGAAGCTCAAATATTTGCGGAGCAGGTTAAAGGGGTTTTTGGTGCTAATGTTAAAAGTGCCATTGAGGATTTAAGAAAGCAGCAAGCGGAAATCGGAAAGGCAGGAATGACAATTGCACAGGCATTCAGCAAAGGTTATAATGATGCTAAGAAAGCGGAAGATCAAAAAAGATTGGATGAAGCTAAAAAAGTAGCGGAGGAAGAAGCAAGATTGTTAAAGGCTGAAGAAATAAGAAAAGCAAAAGAATTAGCAGAAGCAGCAGCAAAATTAGCAGCAGAACAAGCTGAAAAACTTAAGCAAGCACGAGAAAAATATGCCGAAGATGAAATAAAAATCGCAAAAGAAAAGGCTGCATTGCTTTTGGAATTGCAGACAAGGCTCCAGGAAGAGATTGTTAAGAACATCAAAGACAATCGTGAACGTGAACTCAAAGAAGTAGAGTTAGGTGCTGAAAAAGAAAAAGCAGCACTTAAAAAGCAGTACGATGATTTGGTAGTAGCAGCTAAAAATCGTGAAGCAGAACTTGCAAAAGCATTTGGAGCAAACTCTGCTGAAGTTCTAAAGGCACAAGAAGAAAACAAAAATCAATTGATTGAAGTCAAGAGATTACAGAAAGAAATTGAAGTTCAGATTGAGCAAGATGCAATCAATAAGACAAAAGCTATAAACGATACTTATCGAAAGGAAGAACTTGAAAAAGCAGAAGCAAATCTTGAGCAGCTAAAGCAATGGAGAGATGAGGCGTTAACTTCGGAACTTGACTACATTGATGAGGTTAGTCAGATGCGTTTGATGAAAAACGAAGAAACGCTGAATAAGCAGTTGGCACAAGAGAAAGATATTAAGAAGCGTGAGTTACTTGTAAGATTAGCCGAGGAGAAAAAGATTCTTGATGAGATTGAAAAGCTTAAAGTTCAGCTTCGGGCAGTTGATGACCAGGAAGCATTCTTAAAAGAGCAAGCTGCCAAAGGTGTACAAATTCGTGAAGATGAATATGCAGCAGTAGCAAAGGCAAGACAGCAGCTGAATACTAAGCTATCAGCAGCAGAGTTGCAGTACAAAGCTTTTGTAGAACAAACATCTGAAGATATAAAGAAAAAGAGACTTGAGGATATTGAAGAAATTGCAGGCTATGTGACTCAAGGTCTTGAGCTTTTGGATACAGTTCTTTCGGGTCTTAGTGCAAAAGCAGAGAAAGGAGTCGAAGAACAGTTAGCTCGAAGCAGTCAAAGACAAGAGAAGTTAAATGAAGAACTTCAGAATGCTACAGGACTTCGCAGACAGTTCTTACAGCAACAACTTGATGAAGAAATTAAGCGTGAAGAAAAGCTTGCGAAAGAACAGGAACAGATACAGAAGAATGCAGCAAAGAGAGAAAAAGCTATTGCAGTAACACAAAGTATTATCCAAGGATTCTTAGCAGTAAGTAAGGCGATTGCATCGGCACCACCACCATTGAATATTCCTGCAATTATTACAGCATCTGTGCAAAGTGCTATTCAAACAGCAGGTATATTAGCACAGCCACTTGCAGAAGGTGGAGCGGTTGTGCCTGTAACGCTTCCCGATAGTGGTGGCAAGGTTGTAGGAGCGCAGAATATTCCGCAAACAACTAAGGGAGATAATGTCTTAGTAGCTGCCCGGGTCGGAGAAACGTTTTTAAATGCCAAACAAACGAAGCTTTTAAGACCTGTGCTTTCTGCTGCAAGGATACCAGGCTTCGCAAATGGTGGATTATTAGGTGCGCCAAATCTCGGAAGCTTAGACAATGGCTTAGTAAGAGCATTTAATGATAGAACTGCTGCAATTAGCGGACAAGTGATGGAGAGCAAAGTATATTTAGTAACTGATGAGCTTAAGCGTGATACTGCTGAGGGCGATCGCATCAAAAGAAAAGTAACACTACGATGAAAATTTGGCTATTTAGTTTTTTGATTTTGTTTGTTTCCATAGTTGGTGTGTTGTCGTGGATATTCTACGACAGCACCACCAGCTTGCACAAAGATATTTTGAAAAACGAAAAGAGATATAAGGACAGTATTATGCAAAATATTGTATCTTTGCAAAAAGAAAGGGAAGATTTGACAAATAAGATTGATTCTTTACAGATAACGCTGTCAGATAAGACCGAAAAGATTAGGCAACAGATTCAGAACATTAAAATAAATATCAATGTACCTCCGGTTAATTACAATAGTCTTTCTGATAGTGCTTTGGTTGCCAGGATTCTCGCAGATTAAGCCACATCCCGATGGATTTATTTGCAGTCGAACGTTTATGGAGCTTGTAGCTTCAAGATTTGACAGCCTAAAGCATTATAAAGTGGTAATTAAGGATATGACTGCAACGCTTGACAGCTGTTATTCTGTGATTCAGTTAGGGCAAAAGCTTAATATTGCGCAAACTCAGAAGATTGCAAGCCTACAGCAGGAAACTGAAGACCTTAGAGACATTATCGACATCTATAATCGGGAGCAGTTAGTGTACAAGGATATACAAAAGAAGTACATCATTGAAACTCGCAGAAAAAAAACTTGGAAGTTTTTAGGCATCGGAGTCGGTGCAGGATTCTTAACAGCAATATTGTTAATAGCACTATGAGAAATCGTTTTTATGATGTGCCCGAAGAAGATCGCGAGCAACTTGTTCAGCTTAAATCTTGGCTCTTGGAACTTCCGAGAGGATTGCCACAAGGAGATGATAGAACGAGGTATCTGTTTGAGATTTACAATGAGTACCTAAGCACATCAAATATTATCCAGGAAGAAACCTGTTCATCCTGTAGAGGCAAAGTATTCAGAAAAACAATGGAAGCAATCGAAACTTATGAGACTAATGGTATCCACGGAGAGTATTAAAAAGGAATTTGCCCGCAGATTGGCAGAGCGAATAGAACAGATGCAAGACATCACAGCTGAGTCGCTCTCTGAGATGCTTATCAGTTCGGGGATTCTCTCTGAGCGCAGAGTAGTACAGTATTGTGCTATCTGTGAGTTTTACGATTCGATTGGTCAAAAAACAAAAACGCAGACAATTAAGGAACTGTCTGCGAAGTATAGTGTATCTGAAAGAGTTCTTATTGAGCTAACAGGTCGTGAACGTCGTTTCTCTGTTTAAGCTTGTGTAATGCTTGTTGATGCAGCTGTCTGATTCTTTGTTGTGAGTATTCAAGTTTATCTGCAATCTGCCGAAAGCTTAAAGGAAAGTCATCCAGGTATAAACTTTGAATGATAAAATATTCTTCTTTAGTAAGATTTTTAAGGATTGATTTTATCCTCTTGCTAAAACTTAGATTCTCGATTACTCTTGCAGTATCTTCATCGGATGCAAACTGCTTTTCAATTTCATCTTCATCTTCTGAATTATTTTCAATGCTCAAAACTTTTGGGTAATGATGCATATCTCTTAGAAAATGTTTTGGAAAGATGTCGAGTTCTTTTAGTTCTGCTTCATCGTACTTTTCTTTAAGTTCAACATAGGTTCTAATGTAACGATAATTTTTCGATGGAATACGGATTGTACTTTGCGTATCGTAAATGTATTGAAGTATTCCTTGTCGGATATAGAACCTTGCAAAAGAAATAAACTTAAATCCTCTTGTAGGGTCAAACAAATCAGCTGCTTTTATCAATCCGATCATCCCTTCAGAAATTAGGTCTTTAATATCAGTTGCGCTATTATTGATTTTTTTGGCTTCCGATACTACAAACAGCATATTGTGTTTGACCAGTTGTTCAGGTGTTGCTGTTACTTCTGCTTCAGGTTTAAGTGGTGGGTATCTTGCGGCCTCTCTTAAAAAGTGCTGTAGCGATTTATTGGTAAATCTCGTTTCGCTCATTGGTCGTACTTGTAGAGTTTATAAGTCTCGATGACTTTGATTAGTGACTGAGCATAGTGCGGAGCAGTTGCATAACCAGCTTTTTTTAGTCCATACGCCCAACTTTTATAATCCGTGCGCTTTAGTTTACGCAAGTGTGAATATCTTTTCATACAGAGCAATTTTGAATGGTCACGATATGAACGCCAAGCTGATTTATAAACTTGAAATTTGTCGTTTGGTATGTCATCACGGTAAACTGCATATTTGCCAACGCCACGATATTTCATTCCGAAGTGATTGTTATGCTTTCGGCTTAGTTCCGATTTACCTGCATTGCTTTCTAAAATGCCCTGAGCGAGCTTTATACTTACTGGTATATTAAATAGTTCAGCTTCTTTTTTTGCGGTCTTTAAAAAGCGTTTAATGTACTTGTCAACGTGTGTCGGTATTTTTGTTTGTTGCTTCTGATTTGCAGGTGTTGCAAGTGGATAGGTAGCACTCGCAAAAAGTAAGGCTGTTAAAAAAAGTAGTGTTTTCATTGTGTTTGTTTTGAAGTTAAAAAAATGCGTTTTTGAATTATCCCCTGAACGCTAACAGTGCCAACATACGATTTGGAATACTTAGGCGTATCATCTTCGTTCCATACTCAGCGCTAAGTAGAGGGCTTATAGGTTTCATTGTAGTATATTTCACATTCTAGTTTTCCAGTAGATGGATAAAAGAAATCTTCGCTGTTTACTCCTGCGTTAAAAGCGTCTTCTATCTGCTCTTTTTCCATTTCTAAAGCTTGTTCAATAATATCATCAAAATCTTCTAATGTTAATGACATTTTTTGAGATAAAAACCATTTAAGTGCTGTCTGTTTCATTGGAATAAAGATAATTGGTTAATGTTTTTTTTGTCTCCAGGAAACCCTATGGTTTCTACTTTAGTAATTAGCATTTCTTTTGTGTTCGGATCAAGAATGAATAAACCTATTACTGCCTTATCTGAATATTTTTCGCTAATACATTCGATTGCATATTGCTTGGCTTCATTATAAGAAGAAAAAATCTTACCATCGTGTTCTTTAATCTTGCTATCAATCAAAAACAAAATGTAACGAAGCGAACTAATATCAGCTGTCATAACTTATTTTTTAAAGATTGCGAAACCAATTCCAATTCCGATACCCAAAACAAAACTAAAAATAATAGTGTTGGTGGTTTGAGTAAAGATAAATCCGCAGGCGATTCCAAGTAACATACCTACAGTAAAGATAAAAAACAATTTCATCTTGTTGTGTAGAATGCTTTTGAATGCTGTTCGAATTGCTCTTTAGTGCGAACTGTGATAAATGCATCTTTATGCGCTCGCTTCCAGGTATCAAGCATAAACCAAGCTTCTTCGTGCGTAGTGTATGGAATTAAGATTCTGTGATACAAACCTGCTTGTTCGACATAGGCTTGGTCTTGTGCCATTGTGAGATGTTCGGCACGCACTAAGTCAATACGTTTGGTTGACATTAACTGAATGCAATAGACTGAATCTTGTTGCTGTGCCATTGCAGTAACTGCAAATAGGAGAAAAAATAATACTTTCATTGTTGGTAGTTTTAAAATTGTTAAAAAATTATTTAAGTGATTCGATTTTATTGATTGCCCAATTGATACCTTCATCGCCTCCCCAGGCATCCCACATCAGTCCTCCGCATCCTTGATCATAGCTTACATCTTTATTCTCCTTGTGTCTTATGAATGCTGCCATACGTTTTACGGTGGTGAGGCTGATAGGTTCTTTCTTTGCTAACTGATTTGCTCTCATCCATCCGACAAGAGTTCCGCAGTCATTCTTGTTTCCGTTTTCTTCTTTCCACTTTAATGCACGCTTAGCATTGTCAGTTGCAGCTTGAGGATAATCTGTGAACGTTTCTTCGTTTTTCGGATTGGTTGCCTTGTCTTTGTTGCTAAACTTCATAGAACAGATTGCATATCTTTGGTCTTGTGGATATTCAGAGACCATATTATCATCTGACATACAGCGTTCGATAAACTTGTCGAATGATTCTCCTGGATTTGGTGTAGGGATAGGCATAAATGTGATATTTGAATTGTGAATTATTAAATGACCTCACAAAGTTAATAATAATATTTTATTATAAAAGAATAAAACAACATTTTTTTGCACTAAAATAATATTTTTTTCTTGCTATAATTGTGCAAATTCATTTTTTGGTATGTACAAATTTAATGCTGAAGCTTCTGAAATGTCGATAAATGGTGAGATTGACGCTTTTTATGGCGAAAATCTACGCTATATTGACTATGATTTAAAAGAAGCAAAAGATGTAAAGATTTTTCTTAACTCTGGTGGCGGACAAGTTACCGAAGGCTTCGCAATTGCAGAAAGATTGAGAAGACACGGAGAAAATAACTCTGTTGCCATTACTGTTTCGGGTCTCTGTGCTTCTATTGCCACAATGATTCACGCATCAGGCACTCCAGGACAAAGAAAAATGACTGCCAATTCTTTCTATATGATACACAACACCGCTGTTCTTGCGGAGGGCGGATCTAAGACACTTCGCAGTTTAGCCGATACACTTGATACTATGACAGACCGTATCGCAGAAAACTATGTCGATGTCATTCAGTCTAACGGAAAACTTATCAATGGCTCACGTGAAGAGACCAAAGAACAAGTTTTAGCCTGGATGGACAACGAAACTTGGTTTTCAGCACAGCAAGCTTACAACGCTGGACTTGTTGATGCAATTGAAACAGCTCAAACATATATAACACCAGAGACTGCTCCGGGAATTAAAAATCAAATTCGTAACTGCGTAAACGTTCCAAAACAACTTATGCAAGAGTTAAACAATAACATTACAGCTGAAGAACAAACATTCTTCAAAAAATTCTTGGCGTTCTTGGGTTTTGCGCCAAAAAATGAAGAACATAAACCCGAAGAAAATATTTCAAACATCGAAAAAATCGAAGAAAAAATGACTGAAGAACAAATGATCGAAGCTCTAAAGGCTGCTGGATATAAAGTCGAAATCGAAGCACCTGAAGAGGAAGAAGTTGTTACTGAAGAAAAGGTAATGACTGAAGAAGAAATGATTGCAGCTATCGAAGCCAAAGGTATGAAAGTAAAAAAACCTGAAGCTGAGAATGTAAGCAACGAAATCAAAGCATTGCGTGAGGAACTTGCTCGCTTGAAACAAGGCGAAAAGAAACCACAGGTAACTGCTCAAACTCAAACAACTGAAACTCTTAGTCGCAGAGAGGCTGCATTGAGAAAATTTACAGACAAAAATGAAGGTATGCTTTCTAATGCTGCTAAATCTATCAAGAGCAAGCTTAATGGCGAGTAATTTTTAAACAATCTAAAAACAAGACATAAAAATGGAAAAGAATTTCAAAAAAGCGGCCGTAAATCCGTTTGTTAAAGCAAACAGCGGTGGCATTATTCTTAAAGGTATGAACGTAGGTTACAGCACAGAAGCTCCTACTTACCTTGTAGAATTTTTCAACAATGGCAACAGCGTAGACTTCACTCTTAACAGCGGTAATGCTGCTCAGTTCGAGTTTATTCGTTTCGGTGTTACCGATTCAAGTGGTAATGGTGCTTCAGGTTTAGAGGCAGGTGGTACTACTACTCTTAACATCACTAACGTAAACAAGATTGCAAACGTAACAAGTCCTGATGCTTCAGTTGAAATCGTTTACAAACTTCTTGGACAAGAGCAAGTTCTTAGCTATAGCGTAAATATTGATGCAGTATTTATGATTGATGGCAATGACCTTAATACTGCTGATGCTCTTAACAGCAATAAGAGAGGTGCTTACCTTAAAATTGATACTGTTGGTTATGACAACACTCTTGGTGCTGAAGAAACTAATATCAATGTAATTGGCGCTATCGGTCTTGTAGGTTATACTCTTGAAGGCGAAGTTAATGGTAATACTGCTACTGCCGTAGTTAATGCTACTGGTACTGCTGCTATTACAGTTGCAGGTCTTCTTGCTCCTGGTACTTATACAGTAACTGTAAAAGTAACGAATGCAGGTTCTGAGTACGGAAGCTTCACTACTGCTACTTTAACTGTTTAATTTTTTCACTTAAAACAAAATTTCGAAAATGGAATCTTTAAATATCAAACTTAATGCACAGGATGCTATCGACATTATGTTCGAACCTGTGTTCGTGGACAAAGATATGATGGGCGATTTTGCTATCGTAAAAAATCTTTACGCTGGTGAATACAAAATCGGTCTTCTTTCTGCAATCAAAAACGTAACTGGTAAGCTTCAAGCTTGCTCTCCAAAGTACAAAGGTGTTTCTTCTATGTCTGAGCGCTCACTTGTTGCTCAGTATGTTGAGGCAGGTACTAAGATGTGCTATGAGGAGTTTATCAATACTCACTACGATCTACTTGCTCCATTGTACACAACTGCAAAGGGCAATCCTGATTTGACTATCCTTCTTAACTTGCTTACTAAGCAGTTAGGTGAAGGTATCAAGCGTGACGTTAATCGTGTTGCTTGGTTCGGTGATTCTGCTAACTTGGATGACAATCTTAATTGGGCAGATGGTATTTTCAAATATCTTGACCAGTTAGTAACTGCCGGTACTATCGGTGCTTATACTAACTCAAACCAAGGTGTTGCTCTTACTAATCAGCAAGCTTATGAGTTGCTTCAAGATGTAGTTAACGCTGCTCCTGCTGCTCTCAAGACTATGCCTGCATCTGAGAAGGTTATCCACATCAGC